GGTTGTGCCGGTGCAAACTGGCTCAGCTTTGACTATTCGTCAGCGACCGACAAGATTAAGTTGGCGTATGTACGCGCGATGATAGATGTGCTAAAGCAAAAGAGTGTGGGTTTGAGTGACGACGAGGTCCGGTGCTTGGATGTTCTCGGCGATCTTCGGATTGACGGGTTCACCGCAGAAAGTGGGCAGCCGATGGGGAGCTTGATGAGCTTTCCACTGCTCTGCTTGGTAAACAAGACCGTAGTCGACATGGCGTTAACCACGCTCTTGACAAGTGGGAAAATCCGGTTCAAGGAATGGACCGGTCATCGCTGTTTGATCAATGGCGATGATTTGTTAACCCGAGATGTCAGTAGCGGGGGACTAGTCGACGCAATCGAGGCCGAAGGAACACAAGTAGGCCTGGTCGTGAATAAGGAAAAGACGATGTCCGACCCTGAATACGGAGAAATTAATTCCACCGTATTCAAGAACTGCATCGAAGAAAAAAAGACAAACGTGAGTGCCTTGTGGATGGAAGAAGGTATAGAAGACGTTGCTGGGTTCGCTAGAGAGGCGACAAAGACAGCGAGGGGGTTCCGGATGGTGATGCTTTCCAACGTGTCGAGACTGGCTCGACAGAAAACAAAAACAGCGCATCGCCTTCCGGGTGACCTCGTCGCGACAATCCTCTCTTCGAAGCGACTGAAGCACGCTATATCGGCCCGTCCTGCTGCCAAGGTGCCTGAACTCACCAACTTATTCCCCGTCGTGCCATTGCCCGATGGTTACGGACTCTCGCGCGAGGAAGAAGTTGTGGTATTGCGCCGTGAGGTGCAAAGGGCACGGGATGAGGAGCGGTGGACCGACCTATACAATCAACGCAAGAAAAGGAAGGTTCTACAAAGGGAAATGCTCGCTCTTCCTGGGGAGCGGCTACCGGGTCGTAAGATTTGGAAGCTACTCCAACCAAAAAAAACCACTCCGCGGGAGACGACTTTGTCGTGCTTCGCCCGTGAGTGGGAGCAGAAAAGAAAGGAAGCTTTGCTCGCGGATTCCGCTGACGACGATCCACCGATGATCGTCAGCGACTTATCCGGAATCGACCGCCTGGTCGATTCAATTAAGTACTGGAAAAAGACAAAAGAAATGGTGGGCGTGTGCGCCGTTGAGGCCCCTGTCCAGTTAGATGAGGACTTTGTACCTTT